CGATTAATCTTATTCATTGCTTCTAATTCTTCACGATCTGTCATAATACAGCCTCTTCACGTCTTTTTAGTTCTTCGACCATACATGCTTTATGAACTGGGTTTACATTAAGCTTTAGTACTGCCTCAATATGAGCAGTATCCATTTCAGCAATAGTTACATATTTAAGTGGTTGATCACCATTAATACCATACGTCCCCCACTTTAGAACAGACGCTTGAATAATATGTGGAGCGTCATCATAGAGGCATAAATCTACTTCATCGCCATGCGCGCTACGGCGAACATACTCTAATCCTCCATCGACCATATAAGTCTTACCATTGGCATCAGTATGTGTCTTATAATCGTGACGACTACGTGACACGAGAACCGTGCCATCCGGAGTCTGTATCGCATTCCTAATTAAATTCATAGTTTCTCTCTCATTTTTTTCATTCTATTCTTAGACTCGACCCACTTCTCGAAAGTCTGAGGTTTACGAGGTTCTCCAAATGCGAGACCCTTTCTCTTGAACTCGTGTTTCAAAATCTTCTTCTCATTCGCACCCATGAAGGTACCGACCAGACTCACTAGACACTGGCGGAACGAACGACCGTGATGCATATGACCCAGAGTGTGGGCAAGTTCGTGTAGTAGGATGTACTTATTGAATCCGTTAATCGGACACAGAGTTACAGTACGACCATTGGTAAAACCGGACAGGGTTTTGTTACGTGAACTCATCACGACAATCTCAGGTTGGGAGTTGAAGATACGACCAACATCATCTTCAATAGACTTAGACCACAACTTGACCCAAGTCTTGGATTTGTAGATCTTCTTGGAGAGTTTGCGGATCTCTTCAACACTGTCGTAAGTCGGGATATCGACTTGACGCATAAAGAGGTTCTCGGCCGCGTAAGTCATATTACGTTCGGAATCGCGAGACTTCGATCCTTTGTTTTGTTTCGCTTTATGTTTGGTGAGATAACAGTTGTACTTATGTTCATCGGAATCGTACAACGGCATGTCAAAGTAATTATAGTGCGACATGGTCACCTCCAGTCATCGCAACCCATGCATACGCAGGGTTTTGGCAGAACATTCCGATCTCATCGAAACCTAAGATGCAGAACCCATCTTCAGGGTTAGTGCCTTTCTCAAACTCGACTAACTCGTAACCAGTACGAAACTCACGGACGGTATTGATGTCAACTAATTCTACTTTCATAATATATTCTCTCTCAGTTCTCATATTCAATACAAGTATTATAAAGGACTGGGCAAGTATTGTCAAGCGCTCATTTGCAAATAAAGCAAAAAAAGGGGGATATTTCTATCCCCCCAAAGGTTAGGCAGAGGCGAACTCAACTGCCTTGTTAACTGCGTTGACCTTACGGTTCTGGTTAGCACCGAACCATGCAGAACTCATTCGAGTGTCAGCACTACGACCCATCTCGTGGTCAGTCAAGTAGGTCACACTGTTCAGTGCTTGCCACCAAGTACCACGTCCAAACTCTGCTCCTGGCTGAGTCTCTAACAGATCAAACGCTTTCTTTGCGTTGGTGGTCAGATCATCGTACTTCTCAACCGCGACAGGATTCTTACCGTGGTAGGTACGTGGGAACACTTCGTTGTAGTACTTGATGAGGTTGTCCATTGTGAATCTCTTTGAAGATAGGAACTGAGACATCTCTTTGAACTGGTCAAACTTCTCGTGGGCAAGACCCATAGTAGTTTTAACGTGATCCGCATCGAATACATTACGGTGGTTCATCTTGACACCATTAATCGCACGACCACGGAGGGCAGTAGCGAGAGTGTTCATACAAGACACACGGATCGGAGTGAATCTGATATCAACAGACTTACCGTAATCGTGTGGGTTGGAGAACAACAAGTAAGAATCAACACGGTCACCGTCCATCACATCGAACGACTCGTTGATCTTGGCAAGTGCCCAGACCATCTTACCGCCTTTCAGTGAACCGGCAGTGTGCATTTCCATACCACCTTCTAGACAGTACTCGTTGAAGAACTCAAAGGCAGTTTCGTTTTGGACTGGATTCCACTTACCACCAACTTGGGTAAGGATCTTGTTATCAGTAGAACGAACAAGTGCTTCCATTCCGGTCGGGACTTCTTCCCCGTCCACTCGTGCGTATGTAGGAATTTTTGATACTGACCAGTCTAAACCAGCCTTCTGCATCATTTGTTGTGGAGACAAATCATTGGATACCTGTGTACCGATCTCACCCCAAGGTGATGAACCAGCGTATGCCATAGTCTCGATCTGAAGGATATCATTCATGCTCATAATAGTACTCTCTTTTCTCTAGTTAATTTCTCATTCTCAATACAAGTATTATATCATACTCAATACAAGTTTGGCAACTGTTTTCTTGAAATTATTTTAAGAAAGTGTATATTTCTATGAGTTCTTCTTTACCCTTAACTTTGATGTCCCCAATTTTACGTGATACCGTGTCGGTCAATTGGTCTTTGGTGTGACTTGAGTAGATGGTCGGGAAGTCTTTGTATTCCCCTCGTGCAGCTGTTGCTTCCAATCGTGCGGCAAGGTTTACTGCGTCACCGATAACTGAATAGTCAAATCTGGACTCAGAACCCATATTGCCAACAATACAGTCTCCGGTATTAATGCCAGTACCAACATTGATGTCAGGAAGACCTCGCCTTTTGTAAGTTTCCTTGAGTTCATCTGTTTTCTCCTCTATTTCTTTGGCGGACTTCACTGCCATGTCTGCGTGGTTCTCACAGGGTACTGGTGCGTTCCAGAACGCCATGATACAGTCACCCATGTACTTATCGATAGTACCACCGTTGTTTAAGATAATCTGTGTCATCGCATCTAGGAACTCATTGACCAACTCAACCAATCCTTCGGGATCATCGTTGTTCTTGTAGTGTTCTGAGATCGGAGTGAAGCCACATATATCCATAAATAAGAACGACATCTCCTTACGTTCGCCCCCCAGTTTCAAAAGTGATGGATCCTTCTGAAGCATATATACCATGTCCGGAGATAAATATGTCCCGAATTGTTTTTTTACTTGCTCTTTTAATTTGTATGTGGTATAATACTGATTAAAAGACGATTGCCCAAATACAAGGAACCCCGCAATTGAGACCCAAACGATATCCAGTACAAAATAAGAATTACTCCAGACGATCCACGATATTATCGGGACGCTTGAAAGAAACAAAATCGAACTTATCACCCCAACAACTGTGGGAAATCTATAGACCGATACAAGGATTCCTAGACACACTACCAGAATCGAAATCACTTCAACTATTAGACTCCAGTCGGGCCTCTGTATTTGAACACCTGAAAGAACGGTCTGAATTTGATGACCTTGAACTTCGTGGGGATACACTGCACCCGTTGGGGTTGCGACTGGATTAGCATAACCCTCTGCTGTTACACCAAGAATTGCTATCTTACCTTCGGGTATGGGGTCGAGTATACTCTGAGACTTAAAGTCGTGCCAGAACGCAACAGGCAACTCTGATGACGGCTCTGTGACCAAAGGATCCTGTTTACCCAGTCTTATCCACTCTACACCGATAGAATTGTATTTTACGGTGTAGGATGGTTCCCCTATCCACACCCTAACGGCGTCTAACCCAAGAGAGGGATACGCTTGTCCGTTGATGCTTACCATTAATGGTGTCCGTCTGAGAACACCTGTGGGTTGATCGACTTCAGCGGATACTGCACCCACTCCCATACTCATCTGTGCGAGTTCCGGTATAGGTACGAGTATACCACTGTAGTCAATTAGTGTATCTTTAGGTTTACCAAATGTGGATACGTTGGCATATATCCCTAGATCATTCGTAGTAGTTTGGCGTGTAGGTGCGCTTGATAGGATTACAGGTTTTAGGGCGATCGATTCTGATAGTTCCTTGTCCCCTGCAAACCGATCTGGTTCTGACCATATCATTGTTGATACTAACAGAGAATTGGGTGGTGACTGGTTGATATACTTGGCGATTGTCTTTCGCGGCCACGGGTATTGTCCTTCCTTATTAATTGCTTCTTCATCTATGTTTACCAATACAATATCGTCTATCGAGATAACCTCGTGACTTTGTTGTAGTTGATCGTAGTATGCGTATTGCAACGACTTAACAATGTCGATCTGCGATACTTTTAAAACCGCGAACAGAATGATCACGGGGATGACGCTATACCACTTTGTCATTGTTGTGTTATTGTAACAGAACACCCACCTACTGTCAAGCAATTTTGCTGTAAAGTATAGGATGCTGTTGAATTAAATTGTTTGAGTGTTAGATCAGTACCATATGTACCGTCAAGTTCTATGGTCGCTGTGTGGGTTGCTCCATTACCTTTCTGACGAATGAACACATCGTTCTCGTCATTGTAGATTGTAAGGTCTATCGTCTTGCCACCATCATGCTGTTGAATTGCAGTGACCTCATTATCGTCACCTGCTAAGTGTAGTCCAAATGAATGACCATTATTTCCCGCGTTACCTTGGTTTGTTTGTTGAACCGAAACACCGTTGTTGTCTCCGTACATGGTTAGATCAACGGAATGTCCACCTGCTTCCCAATTATCATACCAATAGTCGTGGTTAGTATAACTCTCTGCATAATCGAATGCACATCCTTGACAGATCTTTACACCATTCCCAGTACCAGATAACTCATCTAAGGTTATCGTGTTTTCATCATTATCACCTTCGTTGTACTGTATGAATAACAGTCCACTATAAGTTGTCGTATTGAATGAGTTGGCATCCAACATCTGTATAACGTTCTTAGCGCCTACCTGTTCTATACCTAAACTGAGATTAGTACCAGACTGATCTAGCTGGATTTCGTTGTCCGCCTGTAACGGATTACTGAAGAAACATATTAGACAAATGAAGACTATGGCCATTAGGAATGTGTTTCTGAATTCGTTGTCGTCTTTCATATTCAATTACTCTGTCGTATTACCACCAAAATGTCATCACCACCGTCTGCGGTGATTATCCCTGCGTATCCATCTACCTCAGTATCTAGTCTTATACTACCTCCGGTTAAGAAGTTCAATGCGATAACACCATTTACATCACGGTAGAAGACTATACCATCGTCTTCTTCGAAGACTGCGTATTGACTGTCTTTGTTCATACCCCATTTAGCACCTACCAACCGTATTGGGCCAGTACCTCGACCATCTTGCATATCTTCGAGTTCGCCCATAGTGCGTACTAATGCTTCTACTTCATCCAGTAGATCCACTAACAAGTCTGCACCAAGTGCGTCATAGTCTAGTCTGGTAAAAATTTCTTCACCACCAGCATAATCATCATATGTCTTTTCTAGTTCATCAAACTCAAGAAAATCTGCGTCCAATGAACCCATGTCAACTTCAGCATCATCTAACAATTGTTCCTGTATCGCCTGTTCCACTTCATCGGGTGGACTAACAATAAACATATTGTCGATTGACGATGCCGTTATATTCTCGATGACCACAGTTCTGGTCGGAGGCGAATCTAGACTAGAAACCATTGTTGTCGCATACGCTTGGGTAAGAGTAGTTGAACCAGCATTATTAGATACTACAATCTCGCCCGATGGATTACCATCATCGTCAGGCAACAATATAACCAGAGTCCGACCTAACTCATCGATCGTTGTAGTAAAATCCGTTCCACGTACAGCAATCTGTGCGGTGGGCGTGGATATGTCGATATTCTTCTTATCGACCATCCCTAATCGCCCAGACGCAAACCGAGCAGTTCCAAGTGCCATCTTCATGACCATCTTGGACTTGCTCGGATCGGGATCGTAATACACCTTGTCGATAAAGACCTTGGTGTGTTCGATGAGACTAAGTTCCGCCTCATCTTTGAACTTAATTAACATCCTACCCCTGGCAGTCTGAGCAGTATCATTAAGTTCTATAATCGTACCAACTTCTGACGATATGAGATCCCTCTCACGCAGAATAGAACCCTCTCCTTTGGATTCCACAATATCTCCGATAGTGGCCGCCGTAACGATCCCTATCGAAAATATTCCACTAACTATCGCCGGCAGTATCTTTCTGATTAATCTGTATGGTTGCATTGTCTGATGTAATATCCAAGATAATGATGCCTTTACAACTAGTGATTCCCTGCGGACACGTACCACTCAACTGATTGATGTCGATGTCTGCATTGTCTCCGTCAAACTCAACTGTTTGCGTTTGGTAAAAACCATCATTCTGTAAAGATTTAATGTTATTATCGTCACCAGTAATATCCCAGTTCCAAGTAACATCATCTGTCTCTACATCAATGTCAAAAACATTAGATGATCCGAGAACGGTGAGGTCTAAATCTAAACGTTCCGAAGATGCAGCTGCACCTTGATCGAAATCGATAGTATTAGAATCACCAGTCATAGTGATATCCATTGTTGTTGAATCCGAAGATCCTACGTCACCGATTAAGTAATCAAGTACGTTAGCATCACCCGTCCACAATAAGTTATACGTAGAACTGTTCGATGTCAATGTACCGAATAACAAGTTCTCGTTACCCACTTGATCGATGTTAAATGTTAGTGAGGTACCAGTGATTGGTGTTGCTCCAGATGAAGTCTCGAAGTTATCCAATCCAATTTTGTTACCATAACCTATTTGATCAATATAAAGGGTTAATGTATTACCCGATTGATCGATGTTGATTTCATTATCGTCAGACGCTGTACCAAAAGCAAAACTAGAAAATAGCGCTAGTCCTAATAAGTACTTATTCATCTTTTTCTTCTCCTATCGGGTGACCTTCGTTTGTCCCATCATGTTGATGGGGGTGACGATGACCTTGCCCTACTTTCCAAAGACCTCTATCGTGCCCTTGGTATATTAGTTCCAGTACTCCCGCTTCAATAGCCGTTCGTACCGCATAAGTCACTGACTCATTATTTCCCACTCCGTCCTCATACTCCACCAGCTGTGTGCCTTGTTCATAAAATCTAAACAAGTCTCCACCCGCGCCATAACTAAGTATCGTCTTAGTACTTTGAACGTTCAACAAAACTTCTCCCGTCAGAACAGAAACTGCCCTGATAGAAACCGTCACAATATCTTTACGATACTGCCTAGAAAATCCGATACCTAATGTTCTAGCACCTCGTCCTCCAGTTTGGATATTGGTATCATAACCAATAATACCACCTTCGATAATCATACCAGCAAAGAGCAAAGGCCCTATACTACCGGACTTCTCGTCAGAGTATTCTTTACGGGTTGATCGAACAATCTGTCTTTCCCTTACTAGATTATCGATGCCCTGTCTCTCTACTACACGGAACCACTTACCCTGTGATGCCGTCTTGAGAGCGTCTATTAATAACTCGGTTCCCCCTTGAGAAACCGCAGTACTGAAGTCCGCAATCCCATCGCGAGCCTTCCTTTGACCAGTCAGATCCTTAAACCCATACACCGCTACGACTGGCATATTCTTTGCCGGTGGTACGTTGAGCAAATCAACATATGCCGGTAACTTTACTACTGTGGGTTCATCTACGCAAATATACTTGCGAGACATAACCTTGTCTAATCCATTGTTCGTACCACACTCTTGTGGATTTTCTGACCATTGCGGTATCTGAGCGCAACCTGTCAGAAATACGACACATAATAAGAGTAGATGCAATTTACGTACCATCACCACCGTCACTCCCTCCGTCTGTACCGAAGTTACCCGTTCCAACAGGTATTTCGATCACGGTCTCAGTTCCATCTGTATCGATGATAGTCATCTTGATGTAATCTTCGCCCGCTTCATTGGTGAGTACCTCGTATGACACAACTGATCCCTCAAGAGTAAATGACCCAAAGGTTACTGCGTTTTCGTTGCTGAACATATTGTCCACCAACTGTTTAGATAGTTGTGCATAGATTCTACTCTCTAGATTACGTATGAACTTTGCCAACGTTGTATTGTCGGCTGCTCGTTCTGCCGCCTTCCGTGCAGCCTCTAACGCATCTTCGATAGATTCTTTTCTACTGTGTTCTTGGTTTTCAATAGTGAGATAATGCGAACCAGTTCCTACACCACTGAATGACGGGTTCTTAAATGCATGTGTTATCTCTGATGCCGCCAATGGTGACATCATCATTAAAACAAAGAAACTACTTATTAGTTGTTTTATCATTTCGGTCTATCTGCTCTCGCTGTTGTAATATCATATCTAACTTTGTACGCAACCGAATCAAATCATTGTCGAGCATTCTTACTCGATCGATCAACTGAATCAATGTCATGTGCGACTCTTCGATCACTGGATCTACATGGTCGGTAACCCAGTGCCAAACATAATAGATGAAGTACCCTAGTCCTATACAAGCGATGATAGGGAACCCATATGTGTTTATCATGTCCACAATATTTAGGGACTCTATTGTCTCCATTAATCTTTCCTCGAATCCTTTTGTCCATCGGCCCTAGACAATCTGTCTAGGTCTGGACGTAAGTCAAAGGAATGAGATATCAATAGATCAATGCGAACCAACTCATTGTTCATTGTTTTTATTCTGTTTTCCAAACTCAATACAAATCCACGTTGGGTCTTGATGTTAGTCAAGGCACCATCCAGTATAAATTTTAAAGTTAGGAATACGAAAAATCCTCCGGCGAGTGCGGAGGCGATAGGGAATCCAACGTCCATGACGCTTAGAAATAAATCCATCGTAATACCTTCAAATCAAAAGACTGTGAAAGTATTTATACATCTAGTCTATTTAATATCTCGTTTTTCGACTAATTCGGTGAATATATCCCACACTTTCTGGAACTTTAGTTCATAAGTCTTCTTCAGACCAAGATATTGGTTCATAAGTTCGTCTTGATACTCGGCATCGCCACACTTATTCGTCCACTTGGGATCATCTACGAAGTGACAAGTGGTCTCTTCTAAATCATCTAATAATAACCAACATCGCATTATTGCATTTTCTAAATCAAATCTATCGCTCATTCTATAACCTTCCAATCCGTTATTGTTTTCACATCAATAGTTTCCCATCGTCTGCCTACGGTATCAAAGAACGCCAGAACACCATTGTCTTTTTGTTGTTTCAATGATGTGGGGGTGGCAAGTAAAGTGTAATTAGAACACAATTCTTCACCTGTTCTATAATGTTTAAACGTAATATTCACTACACCTTTATATGCAGCGTTAAGTAATTTATCAGTGTCCATCTATTCCTCTTGGAATTTCTGTGCTATGTATTTCGCAAAAGCAGTATGTGCTTCCGCTGTTGGGTGATTGCCGGGCATAAATCCAACACACTCGCTTTTATTATCTATGGTCTCCGTACATACTTGAGAGAAGGTCTTTCCGTAACCCAAACCCAGTCGAGATTTCTCTGGTAACGAATACATCATCTTCTTTATCATATCTTGCCATTCTTTCAGGGACGAGACATCTTCTCTATCACAATCTATAATGGAATTTAAAAATTCTCTCCACTGATTTTTATGAAAATGCGACATCACCAAATTGATTCCTCGAGCCTCACATATCTGGTGTATCGCAATCATGTAACTCATCTGGTGAGTAATACTCTTACGTTTGAATTTGTTCAAATGTGTATAGTAAGAACGCATCGCATCCTTGGTTCGTTTTCCAACGAAACCTATGTTATCAATACGGGGCGGTGAGAACTGAGTGATACTGTTGTATCTAGGAACATGATAGAGATCTTCATCTTCTGGTTTCACGTCATTAATCAGTTCATCCCTATCCCACGCAGACCACACTATAACCATGTGAGTACAATCGTTTCCATGTTCACTCATTAAGAAGTTTAATGTGTCACGGAATATCTTATGGTTACTACCGCCACATGAGGCTAAGTTCACTACATCTATGTCTAGTGACTTAGCCAGTTTCTCAGAGAACCTGTGACGTTGATGGGTGGTTGGATTTTTGTTATAGCCAGGCAGTTCATCACCCCAGACAAAACTACACCCATTCGCCAATAACATTTATTTTCCGCTATTCGAATCGTGAACGTGCAATGCGATTAACGCATAGTGAAGTACCTTCATTATATCATCACGGTTGTGGCCGTTCTTGTGACCATATCGTTGTGTATACTTGAGTATATTACCAAGAGTAAACCCGATACCATGCCCGCCATCAATGATGAACTCAGTCGCTTGAAATTTGTTCTTTGAATAGTGTTGATCATATGTTTTATTGACGTATTGAAGTAGTTCATCTAGATTCTCCTTTTCATTATATTTATACTCCACGGGGGACGTAAACTTAAACTCGACTTTATAGTCTTCGTCAGCTACTGTCCAGTTATCATCATCGTAATATTCAGATCCAGCCATTATTTCACTCACTCTCAATTTCTTCTATTAACATATCCCGCATCATCTGTGCGGAACGATCCTTTGTATCACCGTTTGCGATACCGTTATTTACAAACTTATATGCAAGGGTGATTCGTTCACCCCCAGCATACGCACTGTGCCAACATAGATTCTCTGGTTCTTTATCCGAACCAAAGTAGTAATGTCTACATTGCCAACCTTTTACATCGGGTATGGAAACTATCTCACCAGTCTTATTATCTAAGTACCGGAAGAAACCACTACCATCACTCCATGTGAAAAGAATTTGGTATGCATTCGCATCATAGTTAGTGTGCCAACCTACGTACCCGCCAGGCGGATAGTAGGTCAACAGTGCGGACGTGTGTGCGCCTAATTCCTTTGCAAAATCATACTTGACCCTCTGTTTGTAGTCTGACCAAACTTCTGGATCTTCTTTACACATCTTTGCAATAGGTGAACCGAAGTATTTGTCGGGTGCGCCAACCAGACTATCTCGTGACAAACACTCATCCAGATACTCACGTTCACAGTATTTTGTACCAGCCATTATACCATCTTCGTCATGGAATGTCCAGTACTTTCTTTGATCGTAATCCGGAGTAGACATCATCTCATCTGAGATACTATTCAAACGATCTAAAAACTCCTGATTCCGAATTACGATCTCAGTCATTACACAATCAACCCGCTAACCGCTTGACGATACGCCTTCACAATCTCTTCATTAGACTCAGCAGTGAACACGATACCACCAGTATAGAAAGACATCACCGAAGGGTTCTCATGTCCGGTCACACATACACCACGGGCAAAACCCATACCTTCCTGTGTCTGAATAACCATACGTGGATCATCAATAGTAAGTCTTGATGTCGATTCATCGTTGTACTTACCTACAAACTCACCGGCCGCCGTAACGACCGATATAATATCATTCTTTTTATAACTCATTTTATTCCTCAAGTGATTTAATTACATCGGGGAAGTGTTGCCCGATTATTTCCCAACATTGTTCTGCAACGGTCATATGTTCTTTCTGTGTACCGTTACCCATTCTCAACTCACAATAATGTATCCATGATCTTAATGATCCTGCCATATACAGAGTCGTTTCAGTATTACCTTCGGGTAAGACCGCACGTGCCTGTTCCTTTGCGATACCATTATCTAGTGCCCATTTATATATCTCTTTGGACTTATTGATAACTTCTCGTTGTTTCATGCTCCACTGTTCCACCAGAGCATTCTTACTGGTCTTCGCGCCTTCACTACCTACACCGTAATCTCCATGAATCTCGATAGAGTTCTGTCGGTTCTTAGGATCTTGGAGTCTCGCCATACGAGTAGAGAAGTTCTCACTCTCTGCATATCGTTGACTAAACTCTTGGAATGAAAACGAGCGATGACGAATAATCTGACGGGAGATGTCACGTGTTGTTGTGATCTCCAGAGTCATGTGTACCATCTCCAGAGGCGACCAATGGTTCTCTTTGATAAGATACCGAACCAACTTACCCGCTGTAGTCTTATTACTTTGGTTGGCGGGGTTACTCACACGAGCCGCATATGCGACTAGTTCTTCTGCCGTGTGACAGTCTGTGTGTGCATCTGGTTTACTCAGACACACTAGTTTTACTTTACTCATCATCCGATTCCTTAATAAAAATCCCATCTACCATACGTCCCTTTCTGTCTTTGATGTCGTGGTACGCCACTTCAAGACAGTGTTCCATAGGTAGTCCATTTCGTTTGGCAATGTTAATCAACACTACCATGATGTCGCCAATATCATCTGCGACATCCTTTCCCTTACACACGTTATCAGAGAGTTCTCCGACTTCCTGTATTAGTTTCATTACCTGATCTTTGTCGGTGGCACCATCGATCAGATTGCGATCAATGTGCCACTGTTCTATCTTAGTAATTAATGTCTTCATCATCTTCTTCCTCTTCATAGTCAATATCAATAACGCCTTGATCATTTAGATACTCGAGCGTAGCAGAAACGCCTTCATAGACACCATCTCTATGACCGAAGTGTCTACCTATGTAGAACACTCCTGCCATCATCATAGTGAAGAACAAGGCACCCGCTTCCGGTGACATAGGTATAGTTACCATTAGTAATTAAAATCCTTGAATTTGTTTTTCTCTGCACTCATTCGTTGGCCACTAGAAGTATTATCAAAGATTGGTTTATCGTCCCATCCTTTGTCTTGGTCATCATCGTCTACTTCACTAGACTGATCACAATCAAATAACTTCATCTTACTTCTATCTACCCCTACCATAAATCGTTGATTTGAGGTCGGGTCATTGTATCGGTTCTTCAACTGTTTGACCATGATCTTACCTTGGGCATTCAGTTCATCATTACTAATCAATGCAAACATAAAGTCTGCCGTAGCTGGTAGACCGAACGACTCAGACGTATCTTCCAGACCGATGTCATCATTACCAAAACCAGAACGTGTGGTCTGTGTCGCAGATACGATAGGCACATTGAACTCAACTGCAAGACCACGTAACTCTTCTGCAATACTCTTGATATAAGAATAAGAATTAATTGCACCACCCATACCTTTCATACGAGACGAGGCACAGATGTTCAGATAATCGATGAACACGATATCTGGTACAAAGTTCTTCTTCAACTTCAACTCATTCATCAATGCACGGAAGTGATTCGCATGTGCTTGTCCAGTAGGATATTCCTTGATGATCAGTTTACCGTTGGTCTTGTCAGAGATTGCCTTGACTCGATCGGTGAACATAGTCTTGGATAGGTTCTCCAACTGATCGATCGCCACATCCATTAGGTTCGCATCAATACGTTCTGCGATACGTTCCTCTGCCATCTCCATAGTGATGTACAATGCATTCTTACCAGCGGACAATGCAGCTCCCGCCACGTGACACATGTACAATGATTTACCAACACCAGTACCAGCAAGGGCAATGTTCAGTGTCTTGTTAGGCAGACCACCCTTGGTGATCGCATTGAAGTACTCCAGATCAAACGGTAGACGTTCTTCTTGTTCGTGATAGAATGCGAAACGTTCTTCAACACTTTCAAGATAATCGTGACCCACGTTGGTATCAAACGAAACACCCAGTGCCTTACTCAATACATCGGGGATCGCATTCTTGGATAGATCTTTGTGTTTACCATCAATGATAGAAATAGATTCCATCACCGCATTGTAGACCGCACGATCCTGACACCACTTCTCAGTAGTATCGATCAACCAATCTAGGTTCTCATCTTTCTTGGTGAATACATCGGGTAGGATTTCCATACCGTGACGGTACGCTTCATCACTGAGTCGATCACCCTGATCTACCTCAATCTTGAATGCTTCCATAGTAGGAAGTTTGTTGTACTTCGCAATAAACAAGGTCAGTTCTTTGAACAAACCCTTGTACACACCCTCGAAGTAATTGGGTTCGAGGAAGGCCGCAACCTTCCTCATGTACTGGTCGTTAGTCAGCAGATTCCGTAGAATCGTTTGTTCTAAATTTATCTCCATAAGTATCATCCATCTCAGCAGTTTGCAATGTTCCATTGTGGTACGACTTTTCGAGTACGTCCTCAAGGATATCAGCGGCGGTATTTTGTAAATCAATATCTGTCGTTTGGAGATCTGGATCTGGTGATGAGACAATGAAGAAGTTGAACTTCAAACATTTTTCTGCACCATCAAAACTTACATTACCATAACGAATAACTGTCTCGACATAGTCTCCACGTAGGACACGAATGTCCCACGCTTGTTCATTGTCAGCGTCAGCGGGGATCAACTCATAGTCAATCCCCTCACTCATTTTTTCAATATCTATATCACGCATCGCCTTCGACCATTATATCAAATTCCACCTCAGAAGGCAAGCCTATCTGGAATTGTTTCTTCAGAAAATCTTTGAAATCGGTATTCGCAAAGATCGGAGTCCAAAAATCTTCCTCGAGCGTTTCTTTCTGTCGGAACTTCTTGTCCTCACCATTTCGTGAGTACCAACCATTACTTGGTTTGACAACATATCCACCGGCCAATGCCACGTCCAATAGACCAGACCACTTCTGAACACCACCGTCCCACGATACACTGATCGGAATCTTGGACTGTTCTTTGGTGTAACGTGACTTGTCCACCTTGATCACAAAGTCATAACCAGTCACTTCAGTACCAGTCTTGTTCTGTCTACGGCCGATAATCCAGATGTTGTCGGCACTATAGTAGATACCAGTACCACCAGACACCACGTCTTTAGGGAACAGACCGATCTCTTTGTACGTATGGTTGATCGCAATCATTGGGATCTTCTTCATATTCAGATACGGTGTAGTCATACGGAACAGAGACTTGAACGCCTTCGCACGTGACATATCTGCAACCGACTTCTCATTGATCGCATCGTCAAGTTCTTTCTTAGATGCAAGGTTACCGACCGAATCGATTACAATGATTACATCGTCCTTCTCATCCAGTGCTTCCAACTGGTTGATAAGGTCAAACTTCAACTGTTCTACATCCTTGATCGGACAATGTAGTACACGGTCAGTAGGAATACCGAACTGTTCGAAGTATGATTGCGGAGAACCGAACTCGGAATCATAGAACAACATCACTGCATCTTTCTTCTTTTCAAGATAAGCGCCTGCCATTAATAACGCAAACGAGGTCTTGAAGTGTTTACTAGGCCCTGCAAGTACGGTCAACCCAGGCGTAACACCACCCTCAGTAGACCCAGACAATGCCACGTTGATCATCGGCACGTCAGTAGGAACCATGTCCACTTCTTGAAAGAACTTACTATCTTGTAGGATCGCAGTCTCTTTAATCTTAGACTGTTTCCTCAGTTTATCCATCACACTCATTCATCATCTCCAAATGTTATATTGTTAACTTTCTCTCGATCATCTTTCTCATACCCTTTACGATAACCATTATTAATTCGAATGACTTCTTTAATCATATCGAAACATACTACATTATCACCCTCACCCATTTCCGAAAACTTTAGGAAAGCAGCGATATCTTTGGGGAAACACGCACCCCCGAATCCACGTTTACCATCATAGCCAGGCACTCGTGTATGTCCAACACCAACCCGTTTGTCAGCACCCATCGCACGGGTGATTACATTGTAACTACACTGGTACGAATTAACCAGATCATAGAACTGATTGAAGAACGTTACCTTAGTTGCTAGGAAAGTGTTCACCCCGTACTTAACGAATGATGCCTCATGGGCAGACATACGGAAATACTTAGTAGATTCACATAGACTGAATACTTCGTACATGTTAATCAAGTCAGTAGTGGCAGAATCTGCACCACCGAATACATGAAACTCTGCGTTGACGAACTGTTCTTCGGCCGCCTTCTCGGTCAGAAACTCTGGATTGTAGATAAGACGATTGACCGCCTCATCATTCATACTGTTCATCAAACGATCTACCACGTCTGGTGTAATTGTTGATTTGATAACAATTAACGAACCAGTATGGTTTGCAAGTTTCAGTACAGCTTCTTCTACAATAGACGCATCTACCGTATGGTTCTCACTCATAGGTGTAGGCGCACAAATGAATACTACATGTGCGTCCCATTCCAATAGATCATCTACAGTTGTCCCTACCTTGGGATCTGCGATTCTCTTCTCGACCAGTGGATGTGTAAATGCGTAGTCTACCGCCCTACCGACAAACCCGTGACCGACAATGCCCAATCGAAACTTATTGATTGGACTGATCGGTTGGGTGTGATGGGGTGCAGGCACATCACTGATCTTCCTACCCGCACGTTTAGTTGTTTCGGGTAGATACTTGTCAAAATCATCTGCCACTATGATACTCCTTATACCACTTATAAAAGTTAGCGACACCAGTCTCAATATCTGTTGTTGGTTTATAACCAAGTGATTGCAACTTCTCAGTGTTACTCCAAGTCTCTAGAGTATCTGCGGGATGTCTAGGTGCAAGATTTACTTGCGCCTCATGTCCCACATTGTCACCGATCGCTTTCACAAAATCCATCAGATCAACCTGTGCGCCATAACCAATATTAAAGATTTCGTTCGACTCAATGTCATCATTCTGTAGGATGATCTCAACCCCATCAATGATATCTTCGACATAAGTGAAGTCTCTTTTCATATTACCGTAATTATACACGTCTATGCTCTGATTGTCAAGCGTTTTCTTTGTAAATTGAAACAGTGCCATATCTGGACGACCCCAAGGGCCATAGACAGTGAAGAAACGGAGACCCACATTGCGGACTCCAGATATAGCAAACTGTAACTCGTTGATGTACTTCGTATACGCATATGCATTACGTTGTTTAGCGGTGGTCAAATCTTCTGTCCAACCTTCATCCGGAATAGGAGTTTCACCATACACCGAACTTGTAGATGCATAGACTATGCGTGTAGTCGTACCCTTACAGATCTCAATGAGATTCTGAGTACCATCAATATTGTTAGAATGATACGCACGTTCCTTACCGAACGAATCTCTCACGCCCGCATGGGCGGCAAGGTGAACGATCTGATCAGGTTTAAACGTATCAATAATATTCTTGGTTGTGTCGTAGTCCCGTAGATCACATACTTTGATGTCTAACTCAAAGTGTTGAGTCCGGTCTACCTTTAGTTGCGGTTCATACAAATGGTCATTGTAGTTATCAATTCCCAGTACTTTGGCGCCTTTACTTCTCAATCTGTTCATTAATTGCGAACCGATGAAACCAGCTGCACCTGTGATTAAAATTTTCATTATACCGTCCTATCCGTTTCTATAAACATATTCTAATGCCCTGTCTGCCTCTTTGATAAGAGGTCTGTTCTCATACCAGTTACCTGTCTCCGAATCAAACTGTTGACACATTTCTGCGATCTCGTTTGCGGAGATTGGATACCCTTTACTTATAGCATGGCCAGCTATCGCAACCATGATTTGATACATCTTGTGATACCACCCCGTACCAGATATTGCACGGTACTCAACCCCCAAACGTTTTGGAAAGAACGGACAATCGTGGTAACTCGACCAATTGAAATTGGTATTGTCCAGTTGATCTTTACGGTGTTGTATTACCGCCTTCTGCATTTCTTCGGGTAGTCTATCTAAGAAACTACTCCCAGACTTAACTTCATACTTATGAGTGGCCATAAGTGAATCAGTGTTAATAGTATCGCCACTATGACTAAAGTAAAAGTTATTTGCATTAGGATAGTCCGCAGGAACGTAATACATTCTAGCGAGATCCTTAGTCTGTGGATCTCCGATGTCTCCAAGTTCTTTATTGAGTGCGTACCAGAAGTGTTTGATTCTATCTTGCGGTATAGCGTTGTCAAGATCGAATACAAGTCTGAACTTCGGTTGATCATTCTTCGAACTAGCAGTACTATAACAAATGAAAGACCAACGACCAAACCTATCAACCAACTCATTTTTTACCCCCTCTATGGATGTATCAGAAAAGGTATAATCATCAACATCGACAGCACACCAATTGCCCCAATGAGTAACAGATTTATTACTACGTGTAGTACCTTCCTGAAACATAGCAGGAGTAATAAGAGGACTAGAGTTTCTACCACCTTTTTCACCTTTTTGATTTGAGAGCCCAAACAACAACTCATCGAACTCATCCCAAGATTTTACTGAGACGGTTCGATGCGTTTTGTTGTCAAACTGATTTTTAAATATAGTTAATTCGTACATAGGTACCCATTATAACACAGCATGATATAGTTTGTCAAGCATTATCCGAAGAAGTCTTCTAACGTAGCCTTCGGTTCGTCTTCCCATCCGACCGCATCCAGAATGGGCGTCAACGGATCTAGGAAAGTTTTGTTGAACATCTTGTCGTAATCTACGTACTGGTGCAGATCCAGTTCCTTGGGTAGGTTGAGAGGATATGATATAACGTTCTCACCTAGACGGTTGGGCATCTTGAGGTAGACAAACTTGACCTTAGATCCGTTCTTGATTAGTTCGTACCGTTTACTTAGTCCATGACTAACTACAGAATTATTGTACATCAATGCACCACGCACGTGAATCGGTGTGCCTTTGGAATAGACCGTCTTCTTGTCTGCCCACTTGACCACGTCAGATACTCCACGGGGAAACGAGATATCTTCGGGAGGCATTTGTTTGAACGCCTGTTTGAAGTCTGAGATATATTGTTGGGTCTCCGTCTCTGTCCCGTTAACAATTACACCGAACACTTCCTTGAACTTCTCCCGAACGACTTGGGGCGTAGATGACTTGACCGCTTCGATACCCATCATCTTGAGTTTGGGTTTTGCGTATTGGACACCCTCGTTGTTATGTACGTTTAGGATGTATCGTTTCTTTGCAACCCAGATGCCTTTGTCCGCGATCACCTCACGTTCCATCTCCATGCGATTCTCATATGCATTGGTGGTCTCGGCCAGTTCCGCATACGATTCACGCAGAACTTTCTCGAAGTGTTCGTGACAGATCTTGTCTAGGAATTTGACAGGATCTTTGGGACTGAACTTATCAACAAGGGGAGACATGCGAATGTAAACACTATCGGTATCCATTGCGATAACGTAGTCCTCGTCAGTTCCCAGTATTTTCTGCATTTCATCGTTCACTGCCCTCTCTGCCCACTTGATAGATAACTGACCCGCCAGAGTGATGGACTCCGCAACACGTTGGTCGAAGTAACGGAACCAACGATTACCTAGCGCACCATACAGGGAGTTCATAAGAATCTTGATCGACATCTGTTGGTTGTCCAACTGTGCGATCTTGTTGGTCAGTTCCTTGGTCGGGTTCTTCTCGAACTCTTGTTTCGATTCCAACATTTGTTTCTTGATAATCTTACGTTCATCGTAATACTGTTTAATGATAGTAGGTACGATACCCGCCTTAGATTTCGAGAACTTAGAACCAGTCGGTGCGAGAGTATAGTCGCCTTGGTGAGTGACCTCACGGTTAAGGAACTTCTCCACCGATACATCATTGACAAATCCGTCCAGTACAGTTTCGGGTGACATGTTGTACTGAACAATGATGTTTGGATACAGGGACGCAAGGTCAAATGATGTGACCCACTCGTGTGACCCGACCACCGGATCTTTAACGTAACCGCCCATGAAGTCAGACTTGGGACGTTCTACCTTGGGCGGACACGCAATCATTTTACGCATCAGTAATCGGTAGATGATACTGTCCCAGATATTGGTAGTACCAAGGGCATCGATATAGTTCACACCACCACGATAGGCCATCGTCATACACAATTCGATCAGTCCGAGTTTCTCGTCCAGTCTATCTACGAGTTCCACGTCCTTGATGTTATAGTCAATGAACTTCTGGAAGTCATGTAGGTACAGAGAGTGGAGGGAACCGTGTTCCTCATAGGATAGTTTACGTTCACCCAGAACCACGTGAGCAATGTTATCCAGTCGATAGGACTCTTGGCGTCCCCACGTATTGAGGGTAAACTTCTTGAAGATCTCAAGGTAATCGATCTGTTCTACACCCGTGATGTTGTAGATCTGAGACTTCATACCCTCGTCAAAGTATGTCGCTTCTGAAACCAGACCCCACGGTGAGAACTTCTTGGCCTGATCGAACCCTGACAGTTTAGTCATTCGGTTGATGAGATAAGGCAAGTCAAATGTGCGAGAGTTCCAACCAGTAATAATATCTGGACAGTGAGATTGCCACCAGTCTAGAAAGTTGGACATCAAGGTGTGTTCGTCTTTACAGATACGGTACGAGACATTGTCTGCCGCATCGTAGGATTGCATACCCCATACGTGATACTCGTCAGACCCACGTTCCTTCATGGTGATAGAGATTACGGGATGATCTGCCTTGGATGGTTCGGGGAACCCGTCATCCGACTCGACCTCGATATCGATAGTCCAGATAGAAACCTGAGTGGGATCGAATCCGATCACGCCAGGATATTGTTCTGCGATAAACTGTGTGACATAGTTGGTGGTACCGAAGATCTTGAAGTTCTCGACACCATCGTAACGTTTGGCGAAGTCACCCGCCTCTTTCATGTTACCGAACTTGATCGGTTCCACATTGGTTCCGTCCAGACCCGTCCAACGAGATTCGCGTTTGTTGGAAGGTATAAACATCGTAGGTTTGAATGGGATCTTCTTCTTGACACGGAAACCGTTCTCGATCCCGCGATATAATAGATTGTTGCCGTAACGCGCAACTGACGTGTAAAAATCCATATGGACTCCTCATAATGTAGGTGGTATTATAACACAGCTGGCCGGTATTGTCAATCAATAACGTGAAAATATGGATGTCTTTCCCAAGGTTTTTCTCTGAACCTATCTACGTATCCAGTATGATCCTGTGTCACCTTTAATGATTTCTTAATTACTTGGGTGGTGGGTATAGGTACCCACTCTAGTGAATCCATTTTCTGTTTAATCTGTTCTTTGGTATACGGTGGATCGATTCCATACGCTGACCGAAAGTTAAAGTTGTAAATCCTTCTCATATCTTGATCGGTCTTACCTCTACCTAGTTCTTCACAATTATGCCAAGGAGCAACGAAAGTCTCGTGTCTGTGTTTATATTCATCGGTCTCACCATAATATCTAGTGATGTAGGTTTTGAACAATCTCTCCATACAAGCATACGGCCCACCATTGATAGGGAAACGACCTTTATTTAATATATGAGTTGACCAATGAGCAAACCCGTGATCCACCCGATAACAACCCATGAATAAACCTATGTTAGAATACACATGTGAGTGACGGTGACTCAGGTAGACTTGTCGTCTGAAGTTATCTTCTTGTTCTGGAATCAAGACCGTATCGTGTTCCGTTACCCAGAAGTCTTCGTCCGTGAGGGAACGTTGTTCGATCAATGCGAAGTGAGAACATATCCCAGCCTTCTCTGTAGGACTCATTTCTCTGGCTTTGGGATTTTTCTTATCTAGTCCCGCAAGACTGACTTGCCAATTATACTTTGCGTGGATTTTTTCCCAATCTTCGTGTTGGGGGGTGATCGCCTCGAAAGGTACTATCTCTACTATGTCTGATACGGGTTCGAACGACTTCTTAGATATTTCGTGGTATTCCATCGAAACAGGATTGTCAGGTATGACTATTTGGTAGAACTTGAGTTTCTTTCTCATAACAACCTTATGAAGAAGAGGGACATTGCTGTCCCTCTTGGGTTTTAAACTAGTGGTGCAAGTGCAAGTGCGGTAGTGACAAACGCCACTATAAACAACGCAACTTCCATTACCCACTCGGTCGAATTTCTATTCGACCGTGATTTAAGGGCTTTCATACTTAACCTCGAAAAATTAACTGATAGAAATTTTACGAGGACGCTTCTCTTCTGGTAAGACTACCTTCAAATTAATGACAAGTATACCATTACTGTAAGAAGCTCCATCCACTTCGACATATTCACTCAAGCGGAAAGTTCGTCTAAACTTCTTGGTAGAGATCCCCTTGTGAAGGTATTCGCCTTCTTCAGGTTGTTTACTCTCACCGCTGACGCTCAACGATCTTTCTTTCTGCTCTATATCCAGATCATCTTCTTCGAATCCGGCAAGTGCCAATTCTATAGAGTATTCGGTCGCACTTCGTTTGACAATATTGTGCGGGGGATAATTATCCTTCGCGTGTCTTGAAATGAAATCGAGCTCGTCCAGTAAATGGTCAAATCCGACAAAGGATGCTCGTGGAAATAGTTGTGATGCTTTTGTATTAGTCATATTGTTTCTCCAATATATTATTGCAAGAGTTATACGGGTACCGAACCATTCGCATACCCGCCGTTATTTATACTTAGTAATACTTTTGTTAGACGTTATAACTAAAAGTAATGACCTAGAAGTATACACTAGGGTCTGGATCACCTTCGACACCAAAACTAAATGTTACCCGACTAATCTCCGGTACCACTTGGTGGTGTGTGCCACGGGGAATCCATATGTAATCGCCAGGCTTGAAGTCGAAGAACTCGTCATTGTTGACACCTTCAACCTTCAGTTTTAACGTGGAGATTACCTGAACCAAGAACACGTCCATCGAATCTTTGTGCCATGGATAACTATCACTAGCATATCCAAATCCACTGAACGCAATGTTAGTGATCTTGTTTCCGTGTAACGCAAAGACATCTTGCATTTCTGCCTCGATTTTCTTTGCGAACTCTGGTGCGGATGGTCTACCATGAAAGGCGTTCAGACCTATCCGCATTTTACTGGTATTAGTATCACATCCATCTTTTGGGTGAGTATCCAACATGTGCATATACTGGTTCCAGTCATATGTCATTTCGATAGGAAGTGTACCACGGAAAGGTCTCTTCTCCGCTATACAATCTTCTTTATCATCTCCGTCAAATATACCAAAAAATTCCATCACTTATTACCTATATTATATTTCGGACAGAGTTCCCACTCGTCCTTCTCCTTAAATCCAATGATTTTTATCTGACGCATTGGAGCGCAGTCTTTTGCAACTTCGGGTGTCTGGATCTCTACGAGTCCCCAGTCCGCCAACAGTGTTGCGATTGTGTTTCTTCTCTCAATGTCCGATAGTTCGAGGTTAGACTTCTTACCATCCAACATAAACAATTCTTTGAAATGCACTATAAAGTATCTTCCCTGTTTGTGCAATATATGACAACTTTGAAATAATTTATTCTCCTTACGAGACGCCACGCCAATTCGGGTAAGTGTTTCCCTTACCTTGAGAAAGTCGTCTGGTTCCGTCAAGGTTATCTCTAACATTTTAGAGACGCTCCATTCTACGATATTATTTTCGTCCACCTTTTTTCACCTTATTTTTTATTATTGTAACTTGATCGGAGGATAAGAGAGGGAGGATTTGAATGGCTTTAGCATTACTATATCCATAATATTCTCTTACTGCGTCAATGTCACTGTCAGTTTCGGGTTTAACCCATTTAGAAAACCGTTTACGTTTCCTTACTATATTTAGTAAAAACTGAAATTGTAACTTTGCATCAAGTTGCCAATAACGATTCATTTCATTTGCAAATAAAACAGTATCATTGAAGTAAGATAGTGACCGATTAATCATGAAAGGATTGTAGGCCTTCTCCGATTCCCGATCTATAATTATATCTTTTTTCTCGAACGTGATCTGTTTTACTATCTCAAAAGGATTCATATTTGTTCTACCTTAGTACCACATTTCTTTAGGAACATAATGCCATCATCGCACCTCAAGTGAGGTGATCGGTAATAGACATTACTAATGCCTGCTTGATAGATCAATTTCGCACAATCCATACAGGGAGCGGTTGTTGTATATAGATCCGCATTATAACACGATTCCATACTTCTGGCAACCTTTGCGATAGCATTAGTTTCCGCATGTAGTACCTCATCCTTGGTAGTTGGTTTCAACGGTTCACTGTCCTTGGGGTTCCAACCCTTCGGATAGACAATATGTTCACACGCATTGTCCCACCCAGACGGCATACCGTTGTACCCTATACTTATAACACGATTATCTTTAACGATGACGCAACCGACTTTCAGTCGTTTTGCCGATGAAAGTTGTGCGTATCTCTCCGCGACTTCCATATGTGCTTTCTGCCACTTATTTACCATGAATGTATATTCCCCGCTATAATAACGAAACAAGTTATGAAATTAACCAGTACGACTACGGTACGAATCATTGCGATCTGGTCAGCCTCGCGGTCAGTCGTTCCTTCTTTCTCACCAAGAGATTTTGCCCATAGTCTCCATAAACGTTTACGTGTCGAATCTGACATCTTGCATACCAAAATCAAACGTAAGTTGCGTACCCCTTTCTTCGACATACGACATTTTATTCTGCCAGTCTTCGCACGTATTGAGTTCGTGTTTTGAAATGGTGTAACAGTAATGGTTGTCCTGCCACGCCTCTTCGATCTCACCAGCAGTAATTGCTTGGGACAGACTATCAAAGACACCAGAGATGTATGCCTTATCAGTAGTTCTAGCGTAACCAGTACTACCACCACGTTCTAACATTGTTACTACATGAATATCCATTATAAGTACTCCACGTTTGCCATGCATTCTGTGAGACACGCAACCAGATTGACTTCATGGTCTGCAACAAATGCATTCTTGTATTGATAATCAGCGAGGATCAATACCAGTTGCGGTATTGAGTTAGGGGCCACTCGACCTTCCATAGAGTCATAGACACCACGAAATACTTGAGCGGGTTCCACATCCATATTGTTTACTACCCAAGATCGCATCTTCTTGAAGTCTTTACCCTTGAGATGGGTGAAGAGATCATTGTAATTATTAGAAGTTTCGATCAGGACATTGGATTCCAATGCACCACCAATAGAGTGGCGTTGCGCCTCATTAAGTACACGTCTCCAATCGGGGGCATACTTCATAATCAGTTCTGCGATAACGTTGTCGGTATATGTCACACCTTCCGTATCAAGAACATTCTGTAGACGGGGCATGAACTGTTGACAAAGACCAGCGAGGATCTTCTTACTGTTGTTGAACTCATACACACTACATCGACTATGGAGAGGTTCGATAATCTTGTTCTTGAAGTTACATGTAAGTATGAATCGACAGTTGTCAGAGAACTCTTCGATGAAACCACGGAGTGCGGGTTGCGTAGAGTTCGCGTTAAGGTAGTCCGCCTCATCTAGGATTACAACTTTGTAACCACCAGAGAGAGATACAGATGAGGCGAACTGTTTGATCTTACCACGTAGAGTATCGATATTACGATCATCAGAACCGTTGATGATGATATAGTCGAGACCTAGTTCATTACACATTGCCTTTGCGACAGTGGTTTTACCTGTACCAGCTCCGCCCGCGAACATCATGTTCGGGACATCTCCGGTCTCTACGATTTTCTGAAATACTTTTTTGAGGGGTGCAGATAAGATAGTATCTGCGATAGTTGCGGGACGATATTTCTCGACCCAAAGAAAGTCATTAGACATTCGATTCTCCATAATAAAAAAGGTATTATATCACAGTTGATATAATCAAGTCAAGCTAAGAGGGACTTTTTATTAAGGAAAAAAATCCATAAAAACCTTAACCGATCAAGGTTTACTTCTGGCGTAGGAGTACCAGTAGTTGAACTTTGGTCATGCGGGTATTAGTTTTAATCCCACGTTTTTCGGCAATGACACGCAACTTAGCTTTAGTAAGTCCGTCAAACTCTTCCGTGCGATTCGCATCTAGACTACTATGCAACTCTTCGATCGACTTTAGTGCAGATTCTATTCGATCTTCCGCTTCCCGACTATTCTCTATAAAATCACGGTTAAACGCTTTTGTAAGAAACCATGCGACTAAAGATAGTCCTATCAGGATGTAAACTCCTACTGCAATATCAGTTGCCTCCATTGTACTACTCCTCTACTTCTTCCGCACCCTGTGCAGCTTCAACCATATTAATCACCTGTACCGCTTGATCACGTAATTGACCAATGGTGGTGAGTTCTTCACCTTTGAAACCGCCACGTTGTACTACGGTGTCGATTACCGCAACACAAGATCGTGCTACACGGTTTGCTAAATCATTCAATTGTTCTTGGTCTGACATTTTATGCTCCATACTTAGAAGTTTTTTCGAGTGCAATGAAGTACTCAATTTCTGATTGTTGTGACTTGAACTGCGAGATAAGTTTCTTACTCATTCTTACGGTAAAGTCTTCGTTTACTACTTTAAGGTTATTCACATTCATAATGAAGTTGAACGGTGTTTCACTATCATACGTACCTTCCACGTCAATGGAAAATGCGTTGGATGTGGCATCTTTACTATCAATAACAGATAGTCGAACCGCACCACTTGCAGGCGTAATCGAAATCTCACTGTGACCCAACACAGATGCCGCACGTTTGACTTTTGATAACGTGTCTATATCTAGTGTAAACGTAACGTCTGCTTCAGGCATGATGATATCCTTGGTAGGAGTGGTCAACATGTCTCGGTCAGTATAGTAGTACTTGATCTTACTACGACCAGTAGAGTCACCTACGTTCACATAGTGTTCAGCGAAAGATAGATTAGGTTTGTCAACCAATGCCAGTACAGACAAGAATTCGTTGAGGTCGTAGATACCAAAGTTATTTGGCATGATCTCTTCGATAGATGTCTGCGACATTACGTTGCGGGCAACAGAGATAGTCTTGAGGTTTTGTCCCTCAGAGAATACGATGTTGGGGTTGATACTCGCATAGTTCTTGAGTACTGTAAGAGTTTTATCAGATAGTTCCATAATTAATTCCTAGATTGATCGGTTGTTAAGTTTCATATTATACCACAGTCGGCTGTCAGAGTCAAGCCGCCTCTTTCATTTTCGAGAAGTTTTTTTCTTTGACAAATTCGATACGTCTCTCGAACGCCGCATCTTCTAGTTCGCCTTTGTGCGAGATCACAAACACATGGGTATCTTCACCCAGACTATTAATAATCTTCATCAGATTGTCTACACCATCATCATCCAGAGACGAATCAAATGTCTCGTCCAGAATCAATAGATTAGTCGCAACTGAATTCTTCATCTTCGCAATCTGTCTCCACGTAAATAGTAGGGACAAATCGATACGTTGTTTCTCACCCTCAGAGAATGAGTCATACGTAAATGCATCACGGTGACGTGAACGGATAGTCTCTTGGAAACTCTCGTCCAGATCAAAGTGTACAAAGAAGTCTAGAATCTGTAGATACTGGTTGGTCAACTGATTGATCACCGGAATGTACTGTTTGATGATCTTAGTTTTGATACCTGTATCTTTAAGCAGTTCTGCATTAACTTGGTTATACGAGAACTGTTCATTTAACTTATACTTGTCTTCGGTCAACGTCAGTTCTTCTTCACGAAGACCATCCAACTCTTTGTTAGCCGTTTCCAGATCACCAGTGTCATCGTGAATCTTAGACAACTCTGACTGTATAGTTGAAATGTTCTTTTGTAAACGAGAAATGGTCTGGTTGTTATTGTTCAACTCGTTAGAGTAATTACGTATCGACTCCATCATGGCATCATAGGATTCTTGGAGAGACTGTTGGTCTGCCTCCTTCTCCTTTGCCATGACCATAGTATCGTTCAGACCCTTCGCCTTACGCTTTGCCTTGGTGACTTTCTCATCACGGATCTCCTGAGAAATATCCTGATCGCACGAAGGACACACTTCGTTCTCTTCAAAGAACTTAGACTCCTTTACAAGAGACTTGATCTGTGACTTGAACGTGGACATATATTCGGTCAGTTCTTTACTCTTCTTAGCAAGACTCGCAATGTTATCCAAGAGAGGTGGCTGACGTTCCGTAATGATCTGTGATAACTCGATGTTGCGTTCCTGTATCTGTTCGATCTCAGAACTTATCTCTTCGATCTTTTCTTCCTTCTCATTACGGTATGCGGTATTCACTGCATTCAGATCACGTAGGTATTTCTTCTGTGCATTGACCTTAGTCTTACACATCTCTATGTTGTGATTACACTCACGAATCTGATCCTTGAGTAGACCCGTCTTCTCTTTGAGGATACTGTTCATCTTAGAGAATACACCAATGTCAAGTAGATCCTCGATCACCTCACGTCTTGCACCCCCAGTCAACTGCATGAACGGGACAAAAGAACTTGATCCGAGAACAACAATCTGGTGAAAACTCTTGTGAGTCAACTTCAGAATGTTCTTCTCTAGAACCTGTTGATATTCTTTTGCATGTGAGTTCTGATTGATCATGTTACCGTTCTGCCAGATCTCGAAGATATTAGGCTTGATACCACGTACAATCTTGTACTGTTGCGCCCCAACCATGAACTCCACTTCGACCATTGTTCCCTTGCCGTTGATTGAGTTTACCAGTTGCGGTTTAGAAATCTTGCGGTGTGGTTTCCCAAAGAGACCGAACGATAGGGCGTCTAACATAGTAGACTTACCCGCACCGTTATGTCCCACCACAAGAGTAGTAGGTGAATTAATAAAGTCTATCTCTGTGAAAGTATTCCCAGTAGACAGAAAGTTCTTGAATCGGAGTTTTTGAAATTTAATCATAGGTACGTATTATACAGGCCTGTGAGTGTATTGTCAAGCGTTTTCTTCATCGGGTGCGTCTTCATGACCATCATGATTCAGATCCGTTACTTCACGTTGGACGGACTTCTGATCCTTCTTCTTCTTACCAAAGATCGAATCATAGTTATCCATGTACTTCTTGCTGGGGCCCTTTGACTGAATAGTGTCCCCAGTTACATCGTTCCTAGTTGGCATTGACTAACTTTCCACCCTTAGATGATACTTCAGCAACCACGTCTCCAAACATACCTTTATTCTGGTGACTCATTGACTGATAATTTCTCTTGTCTTTCTTTTTCGAAATCCCAGCTTTCCTCATTAGTTTCGCTTTCTTTCCGTTCATCGTAAAACCTCGTTATATAATATCGGTCTCTTTCGACCATGTTATCAGCATATACACAAGCATATGCTCCCCTTACCGAACCTGACGTGTTTACGCCAGATGCATGATACGTGTTACCATCTATACACACAACATCCCCAGACTTCGGAAACAACGTTACCTCTTTATGGTTGTCCTTATTCATTAGGGTCAAACCACCGTTGTCTTCTGTAACGTCATGTGCAAATATCAAACAATTTACTGTTTTGTCTCGAATAGGGTTATCTCTAAACCCAGTGTGGTTATCGGTATGCCATTCAAACCCGAACTCATCATTAGAATACTTCCACACCAACTGATCGTTGAACAAGTAAGGTTCGTCTGTCTCTAACAATGTAGTAGCGAGATCGTGCATAAATGGTGACGTATATAGACCCCAAAGAACTCGACCATACATCGATGCACATCCGACACCAGACCAATGAGTAGGTGAACCATATACACACGGAGACCCGATATCTTTAGTATCACGGATAAGACCGGCTATCTGACCACCGTGATACCTAAGACCTGACACATCGCGAGGCATCAGAAAGTTCTCTATATGAACCCAACCCTTACTCCGATAATGATTAAGCAACTTCGATGTTCTCCGCTTCTTTCATCAACGAAGTAATCTCCTTCTTAATCCTATCTTTGTTTAGATCTGTATTGATATTGTCAACATATGAGTTTACCAAAGTAGCTGTATCGTCAACCTCTAGGTTGTCATCGTCTACTGCCATGCCACCAAACTCAGAGAAGTCTTCGGCAATCTTCAGTTCATGAATCTTCTGAGATTGTACACGATCCACAAAACGTTCGAACGTATACGGATCACCCTTATTGGTAACGATTATCTTAACAAACTTCTCATCAAGATAACGCATATCCTTGAACTTGAACTCGTCCATCTTCTCATGATCGTAGTAAATCTTCTCGTGGATCGTGACCGGATTGTGTACCGGAGTCAGTTCTCTTGTTTCGGTATCAAGAACATGGAAGTATTTCCTGTCATCACAATCAGACCAGAAGAACTCCATCTGCGACCCAAGATAATGAATGTTGCCCTGTGACGAACGAGTATGGAAGTGTCCAGATAGAACCATGTCGAATCGTTGGAAGTGAGACATACTCATACCACCGTGACACGGAATACCCTTAGACATCTCAAAACCATCTAACTCTAAGTGTGCGCCCACAACAGTTGCTTTGGTATTCTTTAGAAACTCTAATGTTTCTTTTTCGTTCTCTGGATTGATCCAAGGTATCAAAGCGATATCCAAGTCACCGTACTTCATGACAGTATTGTCAAGGATAACGTTCACTTCATTCATGTAGTGACCCTGTAGTTCCTTGAGGGCATTCAGTTCGTTGGTGTTCTTGAAGTAAACGTCATGATTACCGACAATGATATCCATCGTGATACCATACTCCCGCAACTTCTCTAGAAAGATCTTACGGTTGTGTTTTAGGGCCTTGAAGTTAATCGTCTTACGGTTATCGTAGTAATCACCCAGATGTAGAATCTGAGTAATACCGTTCTCACGTAGGTAAGGGAAAAAGACATCTCGATAGAACTTCTCTTGATAGTCCATAAAGATGTCAGACGAATTACGGATGCCACAGTGGGTGTCATTTAGTATTGCGATTTTCATTTAATCATTCACCATCGACCAGAATACCGAGAGATTCATTTGAATTAAAGTGGTAACCCATCGACTTCATAAAAGTTTCGAACACTTCACATAGATCATCACGTGATAGATCCTTCTGCATGATATCTATACTGACACGTGTATTAACAGATGTTTCGTGTTCGTAGGGATGACACACTAACGAAATGTAGGGTTTGTCTGTTGACGGATTGTTATAACCCATGATACTCATAATATATACCTTTGTTAATATAATCGACATTATACCACAGATCGCAGTACAATGTCAAGCATTATTCGATTGGTCGGTCTACAAGGACTCGAACCTTGAACACAAGTTTAGAAGACTCGGATGATATCCAGTTTCACCATAGACCGTATTCAACCGCCTATACCATATGATCACTGAGATCAGAATCAACATTGACTGCACGTCTCTTACGTTGTTTCTTCTCGTCTTTCGCATATTCTTTAAAGTCGGCATCTGCGTTCTTTACTACATCAATACGTTGTCTGAGTTGATCAACAAATGGGAGTACATTACTATGGTCAGTGAATCCGTTGTCATCATTCAAATCTAGGAACTGCTCGATACCCGCCTCTGCGATATACTTCATCTTGATATCTTGTTGACGTTTCTCACGTTGGATTCTGCGGAGGAAGGCGTACCACGTAATCTGTGTGAAGTATGCGAATGCATTTGGTTTACCAGATCGTGTTGCAGCCTCTAGGTTGTAGTTCTCGATCGCCTTTAGACAGTTCTCTACCGCATCCATTACCATCTCTTCACGGTAAGTGTATCGGACAAAGTTCGCCTTGTGGGACAATCCTTCACTAATCTTTAGGAAACAACTGGCAATGTAATCCGGAACAATGGGTTTCGGTTTCCCTGCTTCCTTACACATTCGTGCATGACTAACATAAGTCACGACTGCCTGAGAGAACTCAGCGTTGTTTACGTAATGCGGTTTTTCTTTAGGTTTAACTTT